ATCCTCAAGTCGTTGGTTAATCCCTCAATTCATTCAACAAAATTTGTAATTGGTCAAACGCTGCTCTCTTTGCCTCATCACTTGTCGAAAAATTACCTTTGCTCCACTGTACACCAATGGCATATTCCCAGCCAGGGCTATAGAGATTTTTCATGATAACAATCCTACGATTACTGATCTTTAAATACTCATTGCCCATAAAAGAAATTTTCCATTTACGCTTAAACAAATTTGATCGCTTGGAAGCCTTATTCCGTAATACCTGCTCTCTTTTCTTCGGGCCCACATAGTCATCGGACATTTTTCCTGCACAAATACAACCCACCCTTAACTCATTAGGATATTCTTGATGTTCCATGATATGAACATATCGAATTCTTTCATTACCGCACATCTGGCAAGTTTCATAGCCATCCCCCTCTTCACCGCCTGTATCATGGCAGTCGGAACAATGCCAACCTTTATGTGGTATACCGCTTTGATCCCAGTGATTCATAGGGGTAATTTTACTCTCAACCCCAAAAATGGACAAGCTCAATGTTTTCTGTTAACCTAATTAAAACCGACCAAGACAATATAGCTTTCAAATGGGCTTAGGCCCTACCCCGCTTTTAACCTTGGTCGGTTTAGCGGGGTTTTTATTTATGAAAATTTAATTTCTATGAATTTTAAGGAAAGAATAAGATTAATACTTGGCTACATTCGATACTTAGAAGAAAGTCCATATTCGACGCTTGGTGTAAATATTTCCCTAATCAAAACTCTCATTCTATCCACACATAAAGCAAATGTCTTGGATTCGGATGTTAAATACCTTTTGGAAAAAAGATATATACGTCCTTGGGTTGGAGAATACACTGTTTTTTATCAGTGGGCTGACTATATTGTAAAAATTACATCCGACGGTATTGACTTTTTAGAACAAGAACAACTTCCACCAATAAAATCCCAACAAATCAATCAATTTATACAAGGTCAAAATGTTAACGTGAGCGGCACCGGTAATGCTCACCAGACAAATATTTCTAATTCTTTTAACGAAATTTATACATTAATTGAAAAACAATTTGCTAATAATGTTCCACTAAAAGAGGAAATAAAAAAAGATATCGACGAATTTCAACAAGAAATACATAAAGGTAACTTTTCAAGAATAAAAGAAATATACGAAAAATTAAAGAAAAAGGTTGAGTTTATAACGCCAATTCTTCAAGGCATTATTGTAGAAGCAATAAAAAAATGGTTCGGTTTTTAAATGAGAGGGTTTGGGATTTCTATTAATGCGAAATTACGATAAAGTGCATCACACTATCTTCGTCAAAGACAAATTAAGCGCTCACTTCTGGTCTGACTTAGTTTATATTAAAGACATTCCCCATGTTGTCCTTGTTTGGGGGACGGATAAAGACGGTCATGACTTCCCGCAATTCTCTGCCCCCCTTGACGCTTCGAAATTACATTTATTGCCCGGATCCAAAGTAAAATATCTTTACGAATTCCCTGTCGAACTGCAAGACAAAGATTATGAAATGCTTCGTCCATTTCTAGGCCTTCCCCAAGATAAGTAGTTCCGCTTATCATACAGTATCCTCCTTTAGTTTAATAGACGACCACGACGGCAAACTTATCGCCTGCTTTACTTCTAGCACCAGCACACTTTTTTTCAACACCCAAAGGGTACTTATCTAATTCAAAATTTATTGTCTCGGAACCATGAAAAAGAAAAAATAAAAATTACAGAGGCAAGTATCATAATAGAAAAAAAACCAAAGGGATGAGTAAAAACCCAATAAAAAAAATAACACAGATAAATCAGGAGTAGTGCTGTATATATATCGAAAACATTAAATTTTTTCATAATGTTTAATCTTATTTAATTTTGAGGCTCATTCCCTAAACATCCTGGTGTATAGCATGGCCCATATTGGGGATTGTTTCGTTCTTCCTGTTGTTGGGCTTGCGCTTTTAGCAAACGAATTTGTTGTTCTTGCTTCTCTTGTTGCGCTTCTTGTTCTGATTGAGCTTCCTGTTCTTGAATATTTGCTCGTCCTGCTTGTATTTGTTGCCATTCTTGATCTTGCTGTGCTTGATATTGGGCTTGTTGTGCTTGCCATGCAGAATCATCAACAGTAGGTCTATAAGCGGGCGTACTTTGCTCCCAATCATTCGCCACTTGAGCAATTCCCTGGGAATACTCTGATTCAATTCCAGCATATTCTGAGTTGATTTCTCCAATCTCCTCCCGGTATTCCTCGTATGTTATTTTGTTATTAGCGTATAGTGATCTTGCTCGTTGTAATGCCTCGATTCGACCTTGCTCTATCTCCCTACGATTTTGTTTTATACCAAAAGGGTCTAACGGATTACAGCCAGAAATAAATGGAATGACTAAAAGAACTAGAATTAAAAATAATCTATTCAAAAGCACCTCCTTTATTTCTTCAAGTTTTCTGCCTTAGAAATCAAACCGGCTATATATTCTTTATCGTCTCCACCTAAAAGCCATAGCCTATTTAATGACAAAATGGAATTTATGAAATCTTCTTTATTATCTTCGGATAAATTTGAATCATGCAAAACCTTATCCAATAGACCAGATTGCTTTTGATTTATCTTTCCTTGTGCGTACAAAGTATCTATAAGTTCAACAGCATAATCAAACATTCTATTCTTACTGGCCTCAATTTCATTTTTTGTTTCTTCAGTAAAAGCTTGAGTTTTCTGCATTATGGCCATTTTTTCGCTCTGAGACACATTAGGGTCTTCAAATTTTTCCTCTGCTGGAGATTTAGTCTCCAGCAAACCTCTTGTTGAATCTACTAAATCCTTACAACTATCTTCGGCTTCTTTTGGGGTTGAGCCCGTCTTAATCATTGGGTCTTCACAGTTCTTTTTTACTTTCGCAACCTGTTCTTCTGCTTGAGCAATAATATACGGGTCAGTTTCTTGTTGGGAAGCAAAAATAAATTTGTAAGGAAGAGCAATAAGAACTGAAACCAACGTAAAAAATATCAATTTTATTTTCATTTTTATCACCTTTTTAATATACACCAGGCCCCTTAAGAAATTCTTAACTCGTTTAAAGTCTAACACCCAACACGTTTGGTGTAAAGAATTGGGTGGCAGACCTATAATCTTCTCATGTCCGAAAATAAAGAAATAGTCAAAAAATTCTCCCGAAGATTGAAGAAATTGAGGTTAAAAAAGAAAATGACGCAGGAAAAACTTGCGGAAACGGCAGACATTTCTTATAAAAACCTGCAATATCTTGAATCCAAAAACCCCACCTGTCCCAGCTTGATTACATTGAATAAAATCGCCAGAGCCTTTGGTATTTCAATTTCACAGCTTCTAAAATTCTGATCCCTAATCTGCATATTGCTGGTAGTTAGAAACATCTTCGCGGCCATCTGGTATGTATCTGTAATCCGAATCTGCCACTCGTTGCATGGGCTGACTTGTGTTATAAATCGGAATTTCTTTATAGTTTTGGTCAAAGGCCCATTGGAGCATCTTAAAGCAATCTGCTCGCCCTGGGCTTCGGGGAGGGTCTAACCTTTCCTTGATATCTTTTTTTTCAATTAACTGTATCTGACCTGACCGATTTTCAAACCATTCGTCGGCCTCAAGTTCTTCAATCAAGTAATCGTTTTGATGGCTTACGGCGGCAATACCATTTAATCCCCGCTCACGGGCAACAAAGGCCGCCTCTGCTCTTTTGTTTGCGTAGATGCGTTTCTTCTCTTGCCCTGGGCCAGCGTTTGTGACATCAAACGCCGCGCTTGACCCGTGAAACTTGATTATCTGTATCCCTGCAAGATATTGCTCTGGCATCTTGGTCAATTCTTGCCATACACCTATACCAATTCCATCTGCATCAACTATAATGAAGTTTCCAGAACAAGCCTTGCACATCTCTACTGCTCTGATTGCGGCCACGCTGGGGGCTATTGTAGCTGTTGTGTAGACCTCTGTAACCTCGCCTCCGCTTCCGGCCATGAATACGTTATCATCCATCCCTTCACCAGCAGAATCAACGGCAACTCCTCGATTGAAAGAAAACCTTGCCAAAAAGCCATGACGCTCTTGCATCTTGTTCATCACGTCCGGCCCAAACAATTTATTGATGGACTGACTTGGAACCTGTCCTAACACGCGGCTTATCCAGCGCGGATCACCTTCGCCCCAGCGTTTGCGCTTATCCTCTACCCATTCGTAAGTGACAAGTCCTGGAATTACGATTGACTGCGTCTTATAGTTCGGGCTGTCCAGGCATGAAAAATGAAACACAATATTGCTTTTTTTGTCTTTAAGTCCTTTGGCAAACCTGCCATCTGTGCGTGTTGGATTGCCCATAAACACGATTAAGACATTCTCTCCGGTTGCAATGCCGTCAATTTGATCGTAAATGTTATCCTCAACGCTTTGGGCTTCGGTGACTAAGATACACTGATTAAAGGCTGATCTGATTCCCTGGAACTTGCCGCCACCACTTCCGGCGCTTTCTTTTGTGGTAAATCCTATCAAGAACCATTCGCCTTTCTTGACTTCAATGTATGGTTCGTTAAGGGGATTTCCCCATTTAATCTTCTTTCCATTGTACCGGGTCATTGTTTCGGCCCACATGATGTATTTAACTTGTCTATCTGTTGGCGCAGTAAGCACTACCTTTGAGGGTACGCACGTATCAAGGAACCAATTGGCAATACAGCCACCTAAGAAGTCTTTGCCTAACGAATGGCCGGAGGCAATGTAGATAGGCTTGCGCTCTTTCATAGCTATTGGAATTGCGTCAATGACTTGTTTTTGGGGTTCTGTGATGGGAAAGGGAAGCTGTAACTGCTCTTTGAGATAGAGAGGAATACTCCCTTTCCATTGTTCAATCATAATCTTGGTATCACGCTCAAGATTAGGCGATAACTTCGATGGTTTCTCTTTTTTCATTGTTAATCACCTTAAAGATTATTTGGGCAATATTGACGTTAAGATCGCCGTCTTGTTTATCACGCCATTTAGCTGGCTGTCTATTTTTAAGCCAAAATATCATTGATGTTGGATCAGGGGGATAGTGTTCGTCATATTCTTGGCTGATAATTTTTGCGCCGTGTTGAAAAAATTTGACGGCTTTATGTGTGTATCCATTGGCCCTCTCAAATAGACTTTTCTCAACTTTGGCATCTGCTTCTTCTTTGGCTTCTTTTAGGGACTTACAAAACTCTGGATATTGTTTTTTCCAACGGTTTAAAGTTAATTCATTGATTTTAAAAAATGCGGCCATTTCTTTATCAGTGAATCCTTTAAGGCAAAGAATTTTTAATTGCTCTTTATTTACACTGGAATATTTTGATGGTCTTGCCATAATTCCTTTCACCAAACAATCGGACGATTATTTATTGTTGCAAATCCCTATATGGAAACACCCTGTTTTTCAAGGGGGGTATTGTTTGCATAGCGTTGCCAATAGCCAGACCTGTTTCTGGGCCTGCCGTCTTTGGCCCCTGCTGGCCTCCCCAGGCGTTTACCTTTAGCCCTGGCATTGTCTAACCCCAAGAATGTGCGCTCACGGATAATCTCACGCTCAAAGTCAGCAAGTGCCGCAAACACATGAAACATGAGCTTGCCGCTGGCCGTTGATAGGTCTATGTTTTCCCGCATGGAAATAAATTTGATCCCCTTATCCTCAAGTTCTTGAATCTCAAGTATTAACTCAGACAATGACCTGGCCCAGCGGTCAAGCTTCCAAACAAGAACGCCGTCAAATTCTCTAAGCCTTAAACGGCGTAACACTTCTTGCTTAATAGGCCGTGTCTTGCGGCTGGATTCTGTTTCTTCAAAGACTTCATATTCCCAGCCACTACGCTTTGCAAATTCTTCCAGTTCCCGGCGTTGTGCCTCCGGGTGTTGATCGCGTGTAGATACCCTGCAATAAATTCCTATTTTCATTTTGTTTTTCCTTTCCTTTAAATTATTCCTTGTTTAATTATATTGAATAGAACAACTCTTTTCCCTTCCTGGCAATTCCTTTCGGTTTCCTTCAATTCTTTTCAATTCCATTCGCTTCAATTCTGTTCGATTCAGTTCTATTCTTATTATAGATAATATATGGATTAAACTGGCAGAGCCCTTGCCAGTGTAGTCCCCGTTGTGAGAGTTGACCGCACAGAGCGGGGAAAGCTTTGGGCCCCACCAATTTATTCAATAATTGATGCTTCATAGAAATATTCCTGTTTTGATAACTTTGTTCTTTTAATTTTTAAACGATCCCCCACATTAAAATTACTCATCAATTCTGCAAATTTTAATGACCTTACATCTATGGGCTTCTCAATACCTTGAATTAAACGAAAACGATAACGCATAGAAGGAACAGTTGAATTGTTTTTAAACTTAAAATCTACCGGATCACAACCTAAAAAAATTACTTCATGAAATTCATTTGGTGGCCAAGTCCAATATTGTGAGTTCATAAGCACATACCTATTTAATTTTTCCCCATACTTTTCCATCATACGGATTCCTTTATTTCCCAATCCGCAAACAAAATTCTTATGTCCTCATCGATCTT